CGGGCCGGAGGTCGGGTACAATCCGAGCGCGACAACGCCAGCGTCCGAGGTTGCCGTTCCCACGGTCATGACGCCGCGAATCCATCGGAAGCCGCCCGCCACATCGAGGTCGCTCTGATTGACAACGACGCTAGCCTGCTTATCGCTATCCGTTCCGGCGTCGGTGAGCTGTGTGATAGCCTTGCCTGTGATGTCCTTCTCGCTGCCCATTGCAGACGAGTTACCCTGCGTCGCCTTGAAATCGATTGTGGCTGAGGACCCAAGCGTACCGGCCGTCACCACAAACATCACCTGCTCGAAGTCCTGCATGTCGATGGTATCGCTGTTCTGTGCCCCGGTCGCGTAGGCGTCCGGGTCAACAGTCGCAACGATAGCAACGACCTGATCGGCGCGTCTCATATCGTCACCTCCGTTAGTGTGACTTGTGATGACCTAGTCGTCGTGGAAGACGAACGGCGACACGGTGTAGCTGCCCTGCGGGTCGGCCAGGGTGATAACATCCTTGAGCCATGGCTGGCCGTCGAAGCGCGCCGTAAAGCGCCACGTTCCCTTGTCGGTCGTGAATGCGGCATGTTCTGAAAACGCGATGCTCAGCTCTTCACGCTCAAACAGAACGTAGCCCTTGAAGTCAGCCAAAAGCGCATCGTCGTTGTCGTCCTGTGGCATGTGCTCAGATTCCAGGATCGGATAGCCGAGCAGGTTCTGACCGAGAGCCGTTTGCAGGTTGGCCTGGAATACGCCGCCGCTGCCGGTGCTAACCTCGAACACGCCGATGTCAGGCCACACACCGGGATGGATGACCCATACCGGCTTGCCGCCGACTTTCTTGAATCGCGAGCGCATCGACAGGGAGTCCGCGTAGGCGAAGACGTTGTTAGTTGCGGTCGTCACGGCGATGGCGCAGGCCGCATTCAGGATGCCCAGCGGCTCGCCCGCGCCAGAACCGCGCAGGATGTGGCGTTCCTTTTTGGAGGCGATGGCGACAGCGAACAACTGGCGCAGCAGCGTATCAATCGCCATCGGGCTATCGGCGATGAGCTCGTTACTCACCTCGACGTATCCGCCCTCTTTGTGAATGACGAACTCCAGCTCTGTGAGCTGCGGCTGCGTTTCGGTGAGCGTCCCAGCCTCAGCCGTTGCCGTAGAAACGACGCGACCTGCCCCCGCTGTTCCGCCTCCGCCAGCCGTAGGCGCGAAATACTGATCGAGCGCAGGCCAGCGGCCGTGGTCGCTCTTGACTGGAACGCGCGTCACCAGCGGCAGGATTTGGCTAACCTCCGCCTCGATCTGCAAGAGCGGGGTCAGGTATTCGGTCGGCACCAGATAGCCTCCAGCCGTTCCCGAGCCTTCGCTCATGTCCTTCGCCGCGCCGTAGACGTTCTTGAGACGCCGTTCGTCTTTCCGCATGATGGCGAGCAGGAAGTCCGGAAAGCTCTTGTTCTGGGCGTCCTTCGTCCCGCCGTCAACGGTGATGTAGCCGCTGTTGCGAAGCGCCGGCTCCTTCTCGAACCGCTTGAGCGTCGCCGTCAGTTCGTTTGCGCGGTCATTGAGCTGCGATGTCTGCAACACCTTCAGTTCATCGATCTGGGCCTTGTAGCCGTCAATCTCGTCGAGCAGGGTTTGCGCCGCAGCGTGGTCTTCCGCCTTGAGCGCCGCTTCAACCTCTTTGCTCTTTGAGATGATGAGCTTCTTCAGCCCTTCGATTTTCTCTCCGTAGTTGTCCATGTTGTCCCTCATAGGTTATAAAGCTGGATTGTGCGCTGCAATTCCCGATACCGCGCCTTGAGAGTCTCAGCGGCGAGCGGATCGACGTGGCCCTTGCCATCGTCATCCGGCTCAGCCGTTATCAGAATCTCATTAAGCGTGGCGAGCGCCGCTTTAAGCCGTTCGAGATTGGAGGCGGATAAAACACGACCGGCCTTGAGCGATTGAACGCTAAGGGACTGCGCCAGACGTGCTATGCGTGCCAACTCGATCAGTTTGAAGTCGGGCGGCTCTTTCTCGAATTGTGCGTAATGCTTGGATAGATGATTGTAGACGGCTCGACGGTCGGCGTCCGGGATGTCCGTTCCGGCTTGCATAAGACGCGCCATCGCCGCGCTAACTCCGGCCCAGACAGCCGGGCCGATTCCTGTCTTGCTCGGTTGGTGGTGTGGAAGTTTCAGGTCTCCGAATGACTCAGGAGGCATGTTGACGGCGTAGGCATAATGGCCGGCGATGCGTCGCTTGTCAGCGTCGCTCTGCTCTTCGAGCATGCCTTCGCACATATCACTCAAGCCGGGCTTACTCCACGATGCGCCCTCATCCGTCGTGCCGGTGTCGCGGTATGGGACGGCCATCTTGCTCGCGACTGTCGCATCGTTCATACCCCAGTTTACATCTGAGGTATCCCACAGCCTGACCTCTCGGAGATTGCGAATCTGCGCATCCTTTTCCGCATCGCCCTCGAAGTCGTAGCGCACCGGGTCGTATCCGAAAGACATCTCACTCACAGCGCCGGCCAGGATGCCTGCTAGAACCTCACTGCCGCGCGGCGTGTCGAGGTATTCGCGTTGCACCAAGAGCGCTCCGGTAACGTCGGGGTACTGCTTTTTCAGGTCATCGGGGAGGTCTGCCTTGCCAACTTCTCGCAAATCGCGGATCGCGGCGATGGGCGGCTGATTGCCTTCATGTTGCCATAGGTGACGGACGCGGCCGGTGCGTTCCTTGAGCGTATTCTTGAAAGCGCCGGCCCAGGTGCGGTCGTTTCCGTCATCGACATTGCCGAAGATGGACGCGAACCCGGTAACGATCCGTCCCTCGACTTGCTTGGTGTGCTGCGGGGTTGACTTGAATTCCATTGCGCGCCTCTCAAAACAAAGCGCGCACGACTCCCCCTTTACGGGAGTGTGCGCGTCGTAACGCTGGAGATTCGATTAAGAATTTACCGGACTATCCCGGCTTTCCGTCCTTCCCAGATGCTGAACTTTTCCCCGTCATACACTATGATGAGTGTAAACGGTTTTCCAACTTGCGTCAAGCGGTCAATATGACGGGCTATCTCGTCTGATAACCTGGGCGGCACATACGCCACCACGACGGGAAGGGTTGCCGTTTGCGAATCATTACAGCGTGTCACCGATTCAGCCACCGTTTTACCGCCGCCTTGAAGATTGCCCGAATCTCGCCGCGCTTCGCCTTCAAGTCCTGAATGAGCGTTTTCCACGTCCCGCTATGGTAGCGCGCCTGTGGGCCGGCCCCTCCCGCTGCCTTATGACCCTTGACCCACGGCGCGTAAACCGTTCCACTGCCGATGGTGCCGACCACATCGTTGCCCGTAACGCTGATGGTCGTATTGAATGACGTTTCCAATCGATGGGTGCGGCGATACGGCACAAGGCCGCGCCTGACCAACATCATCACGTAGCGGCGCTGCTTCTCGCTAACGAACGTCATCTTGCGCCGCGATGGGGCAGGGTATCGTTTCGCCTCAATCTCTACCAGCTTGCCGGAGTCGCGCACGGCTTTGACCAACTCATCGGTGAGAGATTCGTCCATGCGCTTGAGCTTGGCTCGCAGCTCATTGATTCCCCGGATTTCTATGCTTACGTTCGTCATCACATACTCACCACGATGTAGGCATCATCATCCTGATCTATCTCAGACGCGCTCTTGAACTCAATCGCAGCATCCGGGCTTGACAATGCGACAATGATAATCGCCTTCTCGTGCCGTCTATCTGAGGCCAGAATCGATAAAGCGAGTGGAGATAAGAGATTATGGATCATCACACTATCCAGCACCGGCAATTGCTGACACACTCGAACTCGCCCGGCATCCGATCTCCGGTCGCGTCAAGATAGTCTTGCATCGAATCATAGACCGTGCCGGCCACGCTCTGATACTCAGGGCATTCGTTGCAATGCTTCGCCAATGGATCGAGATAGGCCGTCACCTTGCCCTCAGCCCTCAGCGCGTAGGCATGGTGATACAGCGTCCACCATGCACCAGCATACAGGCCAACTCGCGCGTCAAATGCGTCGAGCGATTCTCCCAGGTCTGGCAAGTCGGCCTCCGCGATTCCGGTCTCAATGCGCTCTCGTAGAGCAGGGATAAGGCTGCTCTCAAGAAAATCGTCATTGGCGGCGACAGCATCATCGAGCAATTCCTGCGCTTCGTCCGTCAACTCGCCCGCCCCGGCCTCTGCCGCTTCCGTCAATCTGCGCCGGCCCTCATCCCTTAGCCGGGTCAACAGCAGGGCGAGCGCGGCTGCTATCATCTCCTCCCGTTCGTCTTCGTCAGCCCCAGCCAAATCTGTGATTAACTCATCGGCCCAGCGCGAGTAAATATCCACCAACTCGCGCTGATAGACATCGACGCCGCCCAGAACGCGCGGTCGGCGCGCCGCCTTGACGCCGTAGTGAATCAGGACGCGCGCCATCTGCCGGACGGACGCACGCAGGTCAGCTATCGCCATGCCCGTTGCGCTCCATCAGCGCGATGGCCTTGTTCAATGATTCGGTCGCGGCGATGATGGCATTGCCGTGTCCGTTGCGCCTGCCGACACGGAAGGCACGTTGCCAGTTCAACCACATGCGCTTGCCAATTTCCGCCTCGCCCATTTCCTCACCCTCTTCGCCATCGGCGGCAGGCTCAGGCATTGGCTTTGCAATCGGCTCCATGCCGACCAACGCGCGCGCCTCGTCCTTCGTGATAAGCGAATCACCGGGAAGCGGATTGAACAGCGCCGCGACGGCCTGCGCCTGTTCGAGTTGCACGGATTGCATGATCTCAAGCAACCACGGCTGAATCTCCATCGTCATCCCCTGACGGCGGAGGTATTGTGCATTGATGGTTTCCTCAAGGAATTCGGCTTTGGGGATGACGGTATTAGACACGAAGCCGAACCACTCACTCGATGCGGTTGCGAAGTTGGCAGCCTTGCCGTCCAGGACGGTCGGAGGAATATCCATGCCAACCGCAACATCGTCGCGCGCCTCGGCTACCAATTCCGGCATGCGCGCGTCGCGTATGGTCTGACCGACGTTCTCTACATTGACCGCGCCGCGAACACCGAGCACGCGGAACACGTTACGCATGCCGGTCGCCATGCGTCTGAAAAACCCCTCCACGCGCTTAACTTCATCATCATTCGTTGTCGCCGGTAGGACAATCAGTGATGTGCTGACCATGCCGCCAGCGTAAAACTTGGAGGCGACGCGGTTAGCGGCAAACAGCAGGCCAGCCGCCTCTCGAACGCAATCGACCGGGGACGGGTCACACTCTGTTTCAGATTCATCGCTAGGAATGTGAAAATACACAACCTCATCGAGGCCGAAGTCGCGCGACCCGGTAGAGAACTGAATGCGAAAGCCGACGAGACCGCGTTCGTTATCGACGATGGGCTTTACACTTTTGGCCGGAATGAAGCGCGGCGTGATATTCTTGCCGACCCGGTTTCCTTCGAGGAGCCAGTAGGCTTTGCTGTACTTTTCGAGCGATTTCTGAGTGACGAACAGCAGGCGCTCGGTGATAGGTATAGATTCTGTAACGTCCTGGCTGCCGCTCCATATGACGAACGGGACGTGAGATACAGAGCGCGCAATCAGGTTTACAGCCCGGCGCACCCACGGTACCTGTCGATATGCCTGATCGCCAGTGAGCAGCGCGCCCGTTACCTCATCGTGTGGGCCGGTGATGAATTCGTGAAATGCGTCGAGGCGAACGGAACCGCCGAAGCCGGCCTTGCCCGCCATGTTGCCGAATGCGGATACTACGTTGACGGTGTAACGCTGGTCAACCATCACCACTCGCCCTCAAAGGCAATCAATGGGTGCGATTCTTGAGCGCCGCTCCAGGCCAGGGCAAGCGCCATCACGGTATCGTCGTGCATACCGGACGGTGACCCGTAACGCAGCATACCGGAGGGCAATCGCTCAGATTGATAGGCTTGCAATTCTGTGATGAGCGTCCGATCATTCAGGATTGTCAACTCTCCACGCTCGAAGGCCAATGCCAGCCCATCGATGATTTGCGCCTTCGTCGCGTT